ATTAATATTGATTGATGATATCGTGCCGCGAACTACCGCAGATATTGTGAATGATTCAGATACGAATGTACCGGTTACCTTATTAACAACCAAATGAGTTGAATCAACAACAGACAACACCTTAGCTGTTGCTCCACTTGTTGATCCGGTTATCGTGTCACCTATTGCAATAACACCGCTGATTGTTACGACAGCAATGTAATAATTACCATCGTGTGGGCTTGTGTGTCCGTCATAACGCTCGATACCTGGAAGTCTGCGATATCCTCCATTGATATCTGGTTCAAAGTTATTGCTTGATATTAGCCTCCCAGGTGGAACAAGTACAGGAGTGGTGACAAGATCAAGCCCACCGAAGAACGGAATAATGTCCGTCTTGATCTGACTGAATCCACTATCTGCCATTAGAATGATTCCCTGTTTGTCGTTAGCAATTGAAGCTGATCATTCTCAAGTTGCACGATCATTCTATTGAACATTGATTTTCCTCTCACTGCAACTTCCGGCGCACTTTCCCACATTGCATAATACTGCATAGCAAGATACACAATAGCCATGTGAAATCTATCCGGCATGTCTGGAGTATCTGCATCCAGCGCAAGCGATGTAACTCCTTTGTAATACGTACCACTTATCACATAAGAAGTATCAGCAGGTATCAATGAAACTAACAATGAGTTGGTTGGTGATACTGTTATGACATTGGGATAACCTTCTGTAGTTCGCGTAGTGCCAATGCGATAAGTATCAATGAAACGATCATACGGCATGAACGTCATGAAATTCTCATTGCCTATCGATGTCTTGTACACCCGGAACCGCGTAACATCCCAACTTGCAAATGATGTTATTGATAGCGGTGCTGATGCATAAGCGTACTCACCTTGACTGGCAATGGTCGAGAACGATATAGATTGACGCATCCAGTTCCATGTGGTGTGTCTACGCTGAATCTCTTCCCACGCAGCATTGCACCACGTTATCAATCGCTGCCATTCACCGGTAGCGCTTGTTACCGTTGAATCAGTACCGGAAGCACCAACCTCTAATCTAAGGCGCTGCGCAAGTTGCAGTAAGTTCATTAGACGTAATAGCTACGTTGGTTAGCTGCAAACCAGTTGCGACCTTCTTGAGTATCTTCAAGCAAGCTAACTGGATATGCTGGTTGCTGCATACGCTTTACTCTTGTTTGAGTCAATCCGTTAGCATCGACATATTGCTCAGTACTCATTTCATGTGTGAATGTGAATAGTGTATTAAGGAACTTTCTTGCTGCCCGGATTGGTTGTCCGCGGGTAACATGGACATTCTGCCCATTAACTCCAAGCGTTAAAACTGGCGCTTCATCCTTGCTTCCAGGCTGAACAACGAACGACACCATTTCTTCCATGAATTTTAAATCTGCGGCATATTTCTTAATGTTTGCATCTTTCATTGACTCGTCTGTAACCATTGCAAAATTAATATCTGCTAATGTGTCATATACTTTTTGTTCTGGAATACTTGAATGCAGATCAATATCAGTATTAACAGGTTCGGCAACATCATTAGTTGTAATCATTGGTCGTTTACCTGCTGGTCGTCTTCCGGCCATATATCCTCCTATTGGTTATTAAAATATTGCTGGAAGCGCCCATTGCGAACGCTTCCGTTACTACAATCACAACATGGTGATTAAGCTACTTGTGGTCGTGGCGGTAAAGTTGTGACACTAATACCTGTGTTTGTACCAACGTTAGCAGCATTCCAGCTTGACGATCCTGGAGTAAATGCGCTCGCCGCACTACCAACTTTTAAAATTACATATCCAACAGGACAAAAATCATCCGGTATAGCAGCAAAGTTTGGCGCTGTGATAAACTTACATGCAGCATTGCTACCATCAGTTGAACCAGTCAAGGCTTGTGGCTGGCCTTGCACACATTCAATATTTCCAGAGGAATCGAATCCATACACCAAAGCGCAGCCATACCCTGGTTGCACAGCAACAAATGCTGCACCAGTGGTTGCGTCAGTGGTTGGGTGAGTCTGGTTGCTGCCAAGTGTTTTAGTGTACGTCTTGCCCTGAATTGCATACGTTGTGGCTGTTGCAGCAGTGATAGTGCTAGTTGTTCCAACTGCCAATCCGCACTTTGAAAAGGCTGCGGTTATACCTCTATATTCGATTGCTTGAGACATGCCCAATTACTCCTTATAAATTTGCGATTGCGCTATAACTGCCAGCGCCTACTGGATTAAGATAAACTGCATTTGGAACAACAGTTGCGTCATCCAAGTTAGTTGTTCCGCCAACAAAGTTACCGGTTCCTGTAGGGTTAACTATCAGGATACCAAACACAGCCTCAGTTGATGGTAATGTTGGCCATGTGATCGTGGCTAACGATGATCCTTCAGTTCCGGCGCGATTTGTGATAGTCCCAGAACTGTTTATGGTAAACACCGTTACATTGAACTTGGCATTGGTACAATTGCTGGCAGTGGTTAATGTTATTAGGTTAGTAGTTGCTGCCTTCTTGACTAAAATACCGCCTACCGTGCCATACCAAGCTGTCCCGCTTGTAAGCTTTGGCTTGGTTGTGCCGATTGTTAATCCAGCGCCTTGAATCGCAAAGTTACCCATGCATTTATAGATACCTTCAAGGACAAGCTGAAGATTGCGCCGCACCATCAAATCACCGATCTGATTGATGCGCTGAGTGAGTTTTTCCATTGTCATGGCATCACCCCTTAGCTAGTCAGTGCGTTAGCTGCTACTTCAATCACTGCCATTTGACCTTCATTCAGGCGCACAGCGTTGTAATAGAAGATTGAACCAACATAACCGCGTTGGCCATGAGGATCAGCTTTATCTTTCTGACCAGTTGGCAGCAGCGTGATATTGTCTTTGTCAAAACCTTGCAATCCCAAATGTCCCCATGCATCCTGCGAACCAACAACAACCTGATACACATCAGCAAGCGCACTACCTGACAACGCTTTCAAAGGAGGAACAACGCCAGTCGTATCCGCACCAGCATTCTGTATAGAGATCAAATCAGGTGATGCAATGAAGCGAAATTCTTCGCAACGACCAAACTCATTCTCTACAGCTTTTGATGCTTCAGGATAACATTCTACAGGTGTGAAGTTTGGCAGATCACGAATATCAGCAGCCAGATCGGTGTGGATAAACACAGGGAAGCAGTATCCACCAATAGGAGCAGTGTTGTAATTGCCATTCGCAGGAATAGGCATAAACATACGGCGAACTGGTTCTGCATGATTGGCCATCAAGCTACGGGCAACACGGCGCAGCAAGTTCAGTGAAATCGTACCGTTTACAGTTGCACGGCTTGTGCCAGTGCCACCATAGAATTTATTGGTACAACCTTTCAGCACGCCGAACAATTGCATTTCGCAGATAAGCCCGGTACGCTCGCCTACCATTTCCTCCATTACTTTTGGAATTGGATCTTCGTACAAGTCAGCAGTCTGATCGGTAAAACCATACAGCACACTAAATTGCAATTGACTTACTGAGAAGTCTTGTGGAGTCAATGTCTCTGCATTAGGTGTAACACCCTCAGATGTTTGCTGCGCCTGTGCATAAGTTGCCGAACGGTCTGCCGTCGTCGCATCTGGGAAGAAAATGTTTGGGCTTGATGTCGTAGCATCTTTAGGCAACCAACGCCGATACTTGACAGTCGCACCAGTATTTTTCTTGCGTGAATCAACCATGCCAACAGTACCCAAAACAATCTTTGGTTGTGCATGTCCCAAGATACGGCCAAGCGAAACACCGATACGCTGTGCCGATAAGTCTAACGTTTGAATAGTCATTTGAATTATTCCTTAATATCCGTTCATAATGCGCTTCTGTTCCTCACGCATGGCTTGCGCTATTACTTCATCATCTGTAAGTAATTCATGCGAACCTGTTCTGCGCCCGGTAGGAAGCACCGCTTTTTCTAGTTTCTTGTTGATGATTGGCTTTACTGTTTGAGTTTCAGTGATTTCTTGAGTAGATTCTTTTGGCTTGTTGTCTTCCTTGAACTTTGTAATAACTCCAGCAATGGCAGATATGTCATCGCTTCTATATACAATTTCACGGATATCATCTGGCTGTTCATTAATCCATGATCCAAACTTTGGATTTTGCCATTTCACAACATTACCAACACCAGGAATACTCTCAACATCCCAATGAGCAACCTGATACCAATCATTATGAACACGGCTCAATTCATTCAACGCGATTTGCTTCACTTGATCTGCCAGCTTGTCGGTAGATTCTTTTATGCCATCAATACGCGGATCATTTTGCGGTTCTTGTACGATTGTATCTTGTTGCCTTGTCTCAACAGTTGCACCAAATGCATCAGTCAAATCGTTCGCCAATGCTTCAGCCAGTTCAGGATATTGCTCGCCAATGCGCTTTAATTGCGCGGGAGTAATACTTTTAACTGCTTCGCGTCTTTGACTTTCTACTTCTGCCACTTTGCGTCTCAGATTATTAAGCTCATTACCATACGTGCCATTAGTTTTATCTAAGGCGCGTTCAAGCTTTTGAACTCTATCAATCGCAGCTTTTAGCTGCTCTTCCAAAGTAGGCTCAACTTTTTCGGGTTCTTTGTCAGCGTCATCATCCTGTGCCGCAGGTTCCTCATCTTCTTTAACCTCTGGCTCAGGTTCTTTGGGAACTTGATCATTAACTAAGGGCGATGAAGTACCGTCCATTAATGATTTCATTTCCTGATTCTT